CAGGTCATGCTTGAACCAGTAAGCCACAAGGACAGGTTTGCCGTTTGCTGCTTCGATGATGTCCTCCAAGGCATCCAGCTTGCGGTCATGGATGTGGACGGTATTGCCGTCATCATCATAAATCGCACCGTTTGCCATCTGGGACAGCTTGCCGGAGAGGGATGCAGCGTTGGCTGCGGTAATCTCGCCATCACCCAGAGTGAGAACCAAGTCACGCTTGAGGTCATCGTAATGTTCCCACTCATCATCGGAGAGACGTACCTCATATTCGCTGCCGACCAGTTCCGGCATCCGCAGATGGTCGTTTGCCTTCATGGAGATGGTGATGTCACCGATTTTGTTATAAATGGCTTCTTCCGCATACGGCAGAGGTTTGTAGGAGTAGATGATCTGACCGTTACGCTTATCCGGCATAAAATAGTCGGTGCGGTATTTGGTGATGAATCTGCCGAGCCGCTGACCCATATCCAGGATGCGGAACTCTGCCCACAGATCCATCAGACCGTTGGAGGCGGGGGTGCCGGTCAGCCCAACGATGCGGCTAACCTTGGGTCTGACCTTCAGCAGGGACTTGAATCGCTTTGTGTTGTGGTTCTTGAAAGAGGACAGTTCGTCAATCACGATCATATCGAAGGTGAACGGTATGCCGCTTTCCTCAACAAGCCACTGGACATTTTCTCTGTTGATGATGTAAATGTCAGCCGGTCGCAGAAGGGCCGCTTTGCGTTCTGCCTCGGTGCCGACAGCCACGGAGCAGATGAGGTTCTGAAGGTGATCCCATTTATCCACTTCAGCCGTCCATGTGTCCCGTGCCACTCGCAGCGGCGCGATGACCAGGACACGATGAACCTCAAAGCTGTCAAACAGAAGGTCGTTGATGGCAGTCAGCGTAATGCTTGTTTTGCCGAGACCCATGTCCAAAAATACGGTGGCAATGGGATGGGACTCGATATAGTCGATGGCGTAGGCTTGGTAGTCATGCGGTTTGTATTTCATCCAGAATCCCTCCAATCTGCTCCTCGCTGTCAAGGACATACACCTTAAAGCCGAGACGCTGTAATAATTTGTGCCGTGCTGTCTGTATGGGGCGAGGCTTTTTGCCGGGAGCCTTGACCTCCACAAAGCCGAATCTTCCCATTGGCAGAAGCACGATGCGGTCGGGCATACCATCAAAACCGGGAGAAACGAACTTCGGGCAGATACCTCCCAATTTCTTCACTGCCAGGGTCAGTTTCTTTTCAATCTCTTTTTCTCGCACTGCACATACTCCTTCCAACATTCCTCAAAGGTCTCAAGGCAAGCATCACACGCACCATTTCTGACGAGATGGTCATAGATGATTTTGTGCCAGCCATTAAACTTGCAGGGACGATTCCGGGGGAACTTCTCATAGTCACTCTTCATATCTCTTGCGAGATCACCTGCAGGACTGTCAGCGTTTTTATAATTTCTTGTCATGAACGTGTAGAATGTCATATTTACCTCCGTGTTCTCAGAAACCAAAAATCCTTATGCGCGCGAATATGCGTGATTTTCGGGTTCTGTATGGTGTATTTTATAGATTTCAAATTTTTATACTTTTTTAGGAACACAGGAACAATGCCTACAAAGTAGCCTTGCGGCGGCACATTTGGCGTGTTCCTTGGAGCGTTCCCAGAGTTTCCCCTGGGAACAACTCTCGGTGTAAGGAACAGTTCCTGACTTTGCGGTGTTCCTAAAAAATCAGTCAGGAACATTATTAGGAACAAAGACGATCTGGGGACCGTAGGGCTTGACGCGCTCCTTTTTCTCCTTGCGAGACCATCCCAATTTGGTGAGCATGGCTGCGAGGGTGTTGGACTCCGCGCGGCCAAGGTTGCCCTGGTCTTTACCGAACAGTTCGCACCAGATTTCCATGTTGCACACACGGGTACGGCGCACAGTTCCGACACGGCCGATATTGTTGGTGCCGGAGCCTGCGAGGAACGCACGGCGGTCGAACACATCGAGGCTGTCCCAATCTTCCGGCAGAAGGGTATCAAGGTACTCACGCACCAAACCTTCACGCTCGTCAGACTCAAGTGCTTCACGCTGTTCTTCCTTGGCAAGGGTCTCAATTTCGGGAGCAAGATGCAGTTTTTCTCCGGCTTTTACATATTCCAATACCTCTGCCCAAATCTGCTGCACATCGTCTGCGGTAAGATCCCAGGAGTGCTTTGTGCCGCTACCGGGCGTTTTGACAGGCCAGAAACGGCGGTTACCCGTGGTGTCACGCAGATAGCCGGACTCAGCATTGGTCGTTCCGAAGAAGATACACTGGCGGGGATGCGGTGTTGCCCGTTTGCCGAAAGCGGCACGGTAAATATCGTTCTGGCGGGATAGGAAGGAACGCAGGGTTTCCACCTCGGCTTTACGCAGACCCGCCAACTCACCAATCTCCAAAATCCAGTATCCCTGCAGTTTTTCCGCAGCGGTCTTGTCCTTGGTATCGCCCAGGTTCAAGCTGTCGGAGAACCATTCCCCGGCAAGTTTGGCAATGAGGGTACTTTTGCCGATACCCTGGGGACCGTTCAACACGAGCATGGTATCGAACTTCACGCCCGGCTCCTGCACACGGCGCACGGCAGCACACAGGGTCTTGCGGGTCACGGCTCGGATGTACTCGTTGTCTTCAGCCCCAAGGTAGTCAATGAGTAGCGTATCCACACGGAGAACCTTGTCCCAGGCAGGCAGCGCATCAAGGAACTCCCGGATAGGATGGTAGGAGCGGTCATCGGTTACCTTGGTCACGGCGATATCGTAGTTACGCTGAGAGAAGGTGCCGTAATGAGAGTCCACATAGCTGATAAGCTGGGCGTCATCGGCATCACGCCAGTATTTGGAGGGGTGCTGCCAGGGCACATCGCCTTTAATCTCCATGCCGTCAAGCTGCTGATTGAACACGATGTTTTTCAGCTTGGGGTCGTTCTGCAGGATAAGGGTGATGTTATGGAGATTGTTTTTCAGGACGGTGGAGCGGGGTTCGTACTGGAAACGCTTCTGCCAGTCGGTATCCTCTTCATCATCGGAGAAATCGGTGGTAGCATCAGCCATCTTTTCCTGCACTGCCAGCAGCTTCAGCTCGTCCTGCTGCATGGCAAAATCGCACATAGCCTTGAACGCAGACTTTTCATCCATATCCCCAAAGCGGTGGGTGCGGACGATATCAAAGGCATTGCACAGCTTGAGATATGCCGGGTCCTTGGCGTGGTGACTGTAGACGAACTTGTCTTCCTTGATTTCTACACCTGCCATACTGCTGGACTGGATGAAATGCCAGCGGTTCTCGTTGTCGGTCGGCTCATACACATCCGCAAGGAAGGTTTCGAGTGCCTTGGAGATGGGATAATACACACGGTTGAAAAGACCGACCACACCATCCTTGGTCAGAGGGTCTTGCACCTTCTGCTGCGCAGTGGTGTTTGCCTTGCTTTCCCTGGAAGAGGTAGGCAGTCGTGTGGGGTCAGTCCATTCCGGGTGTGCGGAGAGGATCACATCGGGGTCAAGCCAGCCTCCGTCCGTCTCCTTATACACGAACACACCGTTCTGCGGAGTGGACGGCCAGTACATAAGCTGGTTGGGCTGATAGGAACACTCATCAAAGTAGTCGATGCCCAGCATCTGAGCCACATAGCGGGATACGGCAACGAACTCCTCCGGGGTCACATCACGGGTCAGCGGAAACACCAGGCGCACACGGGGATTTCCTTCGGTGCTGCTGTGGGTGGTGTACAGGACGGATGTGTACGGGCAGTTTGCCTCGTAGCCGTCCAGGAAGGCGGTATCAATGCGGTCACCGTCCAAAGCAAGCATGGATCGGATCTCCACGGTATCGATTTTACGGCGGCCCCCCTTGAGGACCCCTGCCACAAAACCACCGTGGTCTTTGGCAGCATCACGCTGCGCTTTATTCATTTTTGCGTATTCTTCGGCAGACTCTGTGGTACGGATGGTGACCTTGAGCCGTTCCTTCAGTTCATCGAAACGGATGGTCTTGTTGACCCAGGTCTTTGCCTGCCGGTTATTGCCGTAGGCGATGGCAAGGTTTCTCATTTCAGTACCTCCTCACAGTTTTCGGTAAAGTAGCGCAAACGGTAATTTTTCCACTTGGCTCTGCGGATTTCAGCTTCCATGCCGGAAGAGATGCGGTCACCGAAGACCCACACCTCGCTGCACTTGCTCATAAGGGCATTCCCGAAAAACAGACCAAGCTGGCGTTCCTTGGGATTGCCGTCATTGAGAAACTGCGGAAACAGCAGATGCGGAGCAATGGGAATAAACCCTTTCTCCACGGCAAATCGGCTGTACTGTCGAGCATTTTCGACATTGTTCGACACATCCCCGGCATAGGGTGAACAGATATACACAATGGGACGGAAGGCGCGGAGCACCCGTTCTTCCTTTTCTACGGCTGACATAGCCTCATAAGCGGTAGGGTCGTAATAACCCTCGCTGTTGAACTTGTTTATACTCATGGTTTGTACCTCGTTAATCTTTCTTATAAAAATCGGTTTCGTAGCCATCGGCACGGAGCAACAGCCCTTTTGCCCAGGAAGGAGTGCGTCCCATTTGGTCGCATACTGCCTGTAAGGACATTCGGCGGTCAGCTTCAATGACTATTTCATCGTGGATATGCATCACGATGGAACAGCAGCGGAGCGTCTGCATGGAATAGCAAAGCAGGTCGCGGGCGGTTGCCTGGACGATGTTTTCCACGAACTTGGGACCGTAGCTGTCGATGCGTTCCCATTTCTTCGTGCCACCCACACCTTCGTAGGTGATGCAGGAGCCACCGAACTTGTTTTCACCGATCTTGGGCTTCACATAGGCAAGCTGTCTGCCGGACGGGAGTATGATAAACAGCATTCCGCTGCGGGCAGAGCATACGATGCCGTGAGTTTTGGTAGTGGTTTTATTACGGACGGCATCCATAACGGCACGGTCGATTGCCCACCAGAACTGCACGATTTTCGGATTGGCTTGCCGCCATGCAGCTACAAGGGACGGAAGTTCATCCTCGGTCAGACCCATCTCCAATGCGCCCATCGCCTTCAAAGCACCAACGGAGCCACCATAGCCGAGGGCGAGTTCTGCGATTTTGCCTTTTTGCCGGAGATGACTGTTCACACCGTGCTTTTCCACGGGAACACCAAACATCTGCGATGCACTGGCACAGTAGATATCCTTGCCTTCAGCAAAGACCTGCTGACGCCATTGCTCCCCGGCAAGCCACGCAATGACACGGGCTTCGATGGCAGAAAAGTCAGCAACGATGAATTTGCGGTCACCCTGGGGAACGAATGCTGTACGGATGAGTTGCGAGAGCGTATCCGGCACATCTTCGTAGAGCATTTCCACAGCTTCAAAATCACCATTACGGACAAGGGAGCGGGCTTCAGACAAATCCTCCAAATGGTTCTGAGGAAGGTTCTGCATCTGAATGATACGGCCTGCCCATCTGCCCGTGCGGTTGGCACCATAAAACTGAAACATTCCTCTTGCACGGCCGTCCGCACATACCGCAGTCTCCATTGCCTGGTACTTTTTCACCGAGGACTTGGCAAGCTGCTGACGGAGGGATAGCACAGTTTGCAATTCCTGCGGTGCGGTTTTCAACATCTCTGCCACAGCCTTTTTGCCGAGGGTATCGGTCTCTATGCCGTTATCCGCAAGCCACACCTTCATTTGTGCGACCGAGTTGGGGTTGTCCAGTTCGGTCAGTTCCTTCATAGCCTGAGTTAGTTCCGAGCGGGATCTGCCGTCCATCTGAATGGCCTGTCGCACCAGTTCCATATCCAAAGCAACACCACGGTCGTTGATTTCCTGGTCAAGGTGGTATTCACCCCACACGCTGTCCGGCACGGGGTATTTGGCAAGGCGTGCCTGTATGGACATTTCTGCTTCCACGTCACGGATGTTGTATTTTTTGAAAGCCAGCCACTTGTCCGGGGCGTGTGCCGGAAGATTGCGGGTACGCTGACCATTGGTCTTTGTTGGCGCACAGGGCTGACAGAAATATTTGATGAGTTCCTTGCCCTCGGTCAGCTTCTGCTTCTCAAGCCCAAGCACGGCACCGACACCTTCCAATGACAAAGGTAATCCCATCGTTGCTGCCCAAATCATGGAGCAGCGCCACGACTCCGGCTCAAGGTAATCCCCGGTGGGATACCCAAGGTGGCGAGACAGGCAGATGCGTTCAAATGCGGCGTTGAAAGCCCATTTGATAACGGTATCATCGGTGAGGGCGGCAACTACATCCGCAGGGATGGTCTCACCGCAGGCAAGGTCTACGATTTGCACGGGAGCGCCGTCCACGCTGTAGGAAAATAAAAGTATTTGAAATTCGGGAGACTCCACATAACGGTAGACACCGCACTTGGCAAGGTTCTGATCGCTGTAGGTCTCTATATCGATTGAGAGTGTTTTCATAGTCACCGGTCCTTTCGCTTACCCCAATAGGGCGGCAGATTGCTCTGCCACCCTGGGGCTGGATGCTTACTTGTTCAGCAAGTTCTCCATGCGTTTTTCATGGTATTCCTTGTCGCGTTCAGCCTGGGCCAGTTCACGCTTTTCACGCTTGCGGTCATAGACGAAGGACTGAATGGACGTCACCAGGAAGCTGATGCTGATGCACAGCCAGACGAACAGGAGCGCGGTGAGAATAATGGCTTGAATCGTTGTCATAGTGTTTTACCTCCTTTGGCTTAGTTGAGGAAATCATCCTCATCATCGGTTGCGAAATCGGACTCGGCGCTTGCCTTACCACCCAGGGGTTCACCGGCACGGATGAGCTGCAGGTTATTCAGACCACAGGCGATACCCTTGTTGCCGTTGCTGTTGAAGGCGTACAGATTGATGCTGGCACGGCCGTAAACACCGCTGTACACCTCGGAGCGGGTCAGAACAGGGTTGCGGTCAGCGTCCACGATACCGGGTGCGGTAGCGGAGTTGGCATTGATGAAGTACGCATTGGCGTAGGCAGGGTCATCGGGTCTCTCGATGTCACCATCGCGAAGAGGGTTCTTGATGGCAGCGAGAGGAGGTACGGACTTGCCGTTGCCCTTCAGCTTTGCCTGACCTTCCTGGTAGGCAGCTTCGATTGCCGCCTTGATCTTGGCGACCGTCTTGGTGTCGGACTTGGGGATGATGAGGCTGACACTGTACTTAGGAGTGCCGCCGTTGATGCTCTTAGGTTCCCAGACGTTGGCATAAGACCAGCGAGTGTCGGGACCGGTGATAACCTTCATAGGGTTGTTGACTCTGCTTGCGTTAGTAGACATATTAAAATTCCTCCATAAAATCATTTTTGGCTGTGTTCATTGCCGGACGTTTATCGCTCTCCGGCACGAGCGTGGGTTTGCCCTGGGGCTTTTCAATGTAGGAAGCGAGAAGTTCCTCGAAGCGGGACTTGCCCAGCATCTTCTGCATTGCGGTCACACCCATGACCTTGTGTTCGTAAGGGTCGAAGCCTGCGCCTTCTACAGTGGCGGCAACGGCAGCCTCACTTGTGTACTTGCGGTTGGATCTGCCTTCGACCAACTTCCAGCCGGCCCATTCCTTACCGCTGATAGCCTGCTGAAGGGCGAACTCCTTAACATCAGATGCCCAGGCAGTAAGGGCATCGACCCTGCCGAGAATGTCGGCAATCTCGGAATCCTCCAGAAGAGCAGGCACCTCAAAGTCATACCGGGCAAGAGCCAGGTTCGCTTCAGCGCGTTCTCTGCATTCGGCTTTCGCTTTACAGAAGCGGCACCATTCACCGCAGTGGAAGTCACCCTGTCCTGCATAGGCTAATTCAGCTTTTTCATACAGTTCGGTATCTGCCCACCGGAGCAGGTCGGCCTTTGCCATACTGTCAACGCTGATATTGCCTTTGCGAGGCTGATAGATGGTCATGCGGATCTCCTCAATGTCGTAGATGTCATCGAAGATTTCCAAGGCTCCCAAAGCGTAAAGGCGCATCTGGGGATTGCCCACGGCACTGACCTCGATTCCTTTCCCAAACTTGAGATCGCAAATGTTCATGACGCCATCGGCAATCACGATACAGTCAGCCGTGCCGAAGCCTTCCTTGACCCAACGGGAGAAATCCACCCGTTGCTCAATCATGACCACAGGGTCGAAGCAGGTCTGCTTGGCGGTTTCGAGCAGTTCCACCACATAGGCGGCGTAGCCCTGGGCGCATTCTTCCATCTCCTCGTTGTACCAGGAGAGGTTCTCAACCGGGTCTTCCGTGGAAATGCCAAGTGCCTGCTTGAGCCGAGCCTCCGCTAATGCGTGAGCGTCACTGCCCTCGGCGGCATAATCACTGCCCTTGTCCTCGTAGGCTTCAGAAAGCCTTGCGGAGGGTGGGCAATTGAGCCAACGCTCCGAGGATGATGCCGAAAGGACTGCGTGTTTACCCATTGCCAAGCACCTCCGCATCTGCGACCAGTGCCTTGTAGTTGGCAGGGTCGATGCCGGACAACTTCGGTGCGCCATACTTCTGGAGAAGGGCACGGATCTGAGCAGTGAAGCCCAGGCGGGACTTGTCCGCAAGGATGGCTCTGACCTGTTCGAGAGTCAGTTCGGGTTCGGCAGGAGGAGCATCGTCATGGGCTTCGTCAGCCGGAGCGGTGCTGAACATCTCTGCCAGGGTGTCTGCCACATCATTAATAGTGGCGGCTGCGGTTCGCAGGTCTCTGATTGCCAGTTCCAATTCGCTGATTTTGCCCATTGACGTTGCCTCCTTCCTTGATTTGCTTGTCCTTGACGGCATGGTTGATTTTCTTTGCCAGGTTTGCTGCGACGATGATGAAGTCGAGGAGGATATCAACCAGTTCCTCTTCGGGGGTCATCGTCTTGTTTTCGGACTCGTACATTCTTTGTCACCTCCCGTAAGGTGGCGGTATCGGGATGCCCCTTACAGTTGGCACTTGGTCAGCACGAGTCCGTTTTGACGAAGGTTTTTGAAAAAATCTCAAATATTCTTAGAAGATGTCTGACATCTCCGAATCAAGTGCCTTGCGAAGTTTCTTCAGCCTGGACAGAAGCGTGGTGCGAGGGATTCCCAGCGTTTCTGCAATGACGGCATCGGTCTGGCCTTGTAGCCGAAGCTCACCCATCTGAATGGCTTCCGGCATGATTTCACGGATGCGGTCGAGGAGTGCCTGCATCTGGTCCACATCGGCGATGATGTCCGCAAATAGTGGAGTACCATCGGAGAGGATGTCGTGCTTGGTCATTTCTTCGTCATCGTCATCCGCTCCTGGAACAGGCTCGTCCATTGAATAGGTGTTGTAGTTTTCAAAGCGGTAGCGGCAGTTCTCACAGTCGGTATCGCAGTAGAGCCACTTCCTCTTGGGACAAGAGCAAAGACCTTGGCGCATCTGCCTGCGCCGAAACACACTCGTTTCCTTGTAGAAGGCATCGAATTCCTCCTTGGTGACCGGGATCTTCTGATTTCCGTTCTGAATAAAGATGTAGTACTGCTTGTCATTGGTTTGCATAAAAAATCCTCCGTTTGTCGATTTCTCGAAACGGAGGATTTCGGTCGGCTGCAAAATGGGCGCAGTGAAAGAACCGCAGTCCTAACGGAATGCCTCCGTCTCGGATTGCGGCTGCCCGCTCAATAGGTAGCCGTTCATATTAACCTGTCCACCGGATACCGTTGAGCCATCAGTGATCAAGTGATGCGTTATCCGGTGGTTTGAAAGGACAAGTTTGCGTTTGCCAAATTAGATTTGCGAACAAAAAGCAAAATTCGCAGAAAGGGTAGAAAATTTCACAGTTTTGTGCTATAATAATATTTAAGTGCAAACAAGGGCTTGTCCCTGTCGTAGAAGCCGTGGCTTTGTGCCTTGCTTCTATAAACATTATAGAAAATCGGAATGATAGGAACGGATAGCCGTTGATAGGCTTTGATAGGTTTCGATGGGTTTCAGTAAGGAGATGAAAAAAGAATGGAGTTTAAGGAATTTGTGCAGATTCTGCATCCTATAATTGGCGGATCAAGTAGCCAGGGTGCTTTTGCGAAGACCCTCTTTGATGCCATTGTCACAGAGGACGGTCAGAGCGCTGTGGACGAACCGACCGAGGTTACATATCGTTCTTATTTCAATGGCTCTACGGGCATCTCCAGAATTGCAAAGA